AGGTAGAGGATCCTGCCCTCTTTGGTCGGCTTCCAGATCCGCCTCCAGGCCCCGGTCTCGCCGTGAGACTGGTGGGAGCACGTGGCTATGAAGCTCCAAGTACTGCTTCGGGGGTACTGCTCAAGCAGCCACCTGAGCGCAGGCTTGTCCTCCTCTGAAGAGTTTGACTCTATCTCCTTGATGATGCTCATCTGTCCTCCTTGGCTTCTCGCTGGTTGTACAGGTAGCCCCAGCCGCGGATCCTGGCGTGCCTGGCCGCGTCGTCGATGCTGCCGTTGGAGCTCAGCTCGCAGACCTCGATCCTGGCGTTGTCCCGCTCCTTGATCAGGGATTCCAGGTTGCGCAGGTGCTCCATTGCGACTTCGTGATGCTGCCTGTTCGCGCCCTTCATTGCGTCCAGCATCTCGGTGCGAGCCCGTTGCTCGCCCCGTACCGCCACGACGATGAAGATGGAGAACACGATCGAAGAGAAGACGATCGCCGCGCTGATCATTGATTCAAACATTCTTTGTCTCCTTGTTCATGAGGTAGTTCCTGATCCGAACCATCTCCTCGCACCGGTAGAACGTGGCCACCCAGATCCTCGTCTCCCCGTCGTGGGCACTGCTCCGCACGTTGTGGCCGTTCACGGCCATGTAGTCCTCCAGGCCCTTCCTGGTGAGGGAGATCATGACGGTCTCCCACCGGTCCACGTAGCCGAACTCCTCGATCCCCTCCCGGTCCTCGTCCTCGGGCTCCGGCACCTCCTCGTAGTCGCCGGACAGCATGTCGATCCAGACGGTCTTGCCGTCGGAGTAGTTGGGGTCGAACCCCCGGTCGCGCACCTTGATCTGCAGGCAGAACATGGGGTCGCGCGTGCCGTGGTCGTTGCTGGCGGCGTCCGCCCTGAGCCGCTCCGAGATGTCCGAGATGTCGTCAGTCATTTCTTTTTTCCTCTTTTTCTTTCAGAACTTCTTGAGGCAGTACGCCACGATGTCGGTCAAGTCGTGGACCTTTCTTCGCTCCTCCCCTGCGAGGGTGTGCCACTTGTCGCCGTTCAGCTTGGCACAGTGAAGCTCATGCTCGAGCTGTGCCACCTTGGCCTTCAGATCCTTGACCTGCTTCTTCAGGGAATCCGCCTCGCCCGGTTCCAGCTTTTCATTCGGCGTGTTGTTGTTGCTCATGGCTCGGTCTCCTGCTGCGGCTTGATCATCCCCAGCACCTCGAAGATGTCAACCGCCTTGAATTCGATCGGCGTGCGCCCCGCCGCACCCTCATCCGGGCCATCCTTGGTCAGGGGGTGGCTGCTGTCCGTTCCGGGATTGAGGTCGATCTCGTATTCGTAGAAATCGACCTCCGACGGGTTGTCGCCCGAGTAGTTGTCGAGAATCCACTGCTTCCGCTCCGCCCTCTTCTCGGCCGAATCGAATGCCTCGGCTCCGGTCTTGAAGACAGTCCAATCCTCCGATGCACCCGTATCCTCGTCCGCGAACAGAATGTACAACTTCATGGCTTGGCTCCCTTTCGCTTGGTTTTCTTCCTCTTGGCCGGCAGCAGGTACTCCCAGCCCCGCTGCTTTAGCTCCTGCCTCAGTTCCCGGGCGGACCAGCGCTCCCGCCAGCAGGCGATCAGCTCCGCCCTGGAGGCATCGCGCTCCTGCTCGATCATGGCGGACACCTCGGCAGGCACCGCCTTGACGTCACCCAGCCAGCACAGGGCGTGGAACGTGTTCTCGGATGTCCTAGTGGTCCTGGTCATTCTCCGCCTCCTTGAGTCCGGAGGTCAGCTCCTCGGGCCTGCGCGACAGGGCGAGCGCCCTGCGCATCAGCTCGCCTGCGCGGGCCGACTGCCCATTGAAGTAGTAGGCGGCGGAGGCATGCCCCTTCCACACCTTCCTCAGCAGGGCATGCAGGCGGTGCAGCTCGTCCGCGGCCTGCGCATGGGTCCGCGCCCTCTCCAGCAAATCGAGGGTCTCCGTTATATCGACGTGCAGCTTGTCCAGCTCCTTCAGCACCCCCGTCACCCTGCTGTCCGGCAGGGCGGCATAGGCAGCCTGCTCCTTGAGCGACCGCAGCGGCGGCACGGGCACGCCGTCCACCCACATGTCCGGGGCCAGCCGCTTCCTCTTCTTAGCCATCCGATTCTCCTTTCATTGCTAAAGGACGCGCATGGGCGCACGTCCTGGGCGCAAAAGCCCGGCCGGGGGGTCGGGTGTACCCCCCGGCCGGGCAAGCGTGTCCCGGGCTCAGCCCTGGGACTTGATGGAGACGGACACGATGCGTCCGTTTCCGTTCTTCGTGACCACGAGGCCCAGCTCGCGGTCCGCGGCGAGGTGCCGCAGGTTCTGGCCGACGCGCTGGCCGCTGGCGCGGAGGCGGCTGGCCAGCTTGACGGCCGTGATGCCGTCCTCGCCGGCCTCCTTGACCAGGGCGAGGATCTGGTCCTTCAGCGCCTTGCGGCGCTCGAGGAGGACCGGGTAGGACACCCGGCGCTTGCGGCGGACCTTGCGGGGCTTGGCCTTGGGCGCGGCCTCGAGGTCGGCCTCGGCGACCGAGTTCTTCGAGCGCTTGTCGCCGGCCGGCACCAGGCTGACCTGCAGGTCGAAGCCCGCCACCTCGGCGAGGCCGCGGGCCTGCTCGACCATTGCGATGATGCCAGCCATGGGGCCGTACACGTTGCTGCTGTTCTTGTTCTTCATATCTGAACCCTTTCTTGCCGGACGGTCTCCGGCGGGACACGCTTGCTGACTGACGGCCCGGGGAACACCCCCGGGCCTGCCTGACATCCTGCGCGGGCTACACCCGCTCGCGCCGGATCCGCCTGAGCCTCGCCTTGAGGATCAAGCCCTGTTCCCACGACAGGTGGGGCCATGGCCCCTCCTCGTCGCCCTGTAACGTCCTGGCCGTGGCCAGGGCCTGCTCAGGGCTCACCGGCGACGCCACGCCGTCGGTGAGCACCCAGCCTCCCGGCCACCACTCGGGGCACGTATTGAGCGCCTCGGGCGGGCACATCTCCCGCAGCTCCTGGGCGTCGTCCCCCTGCGCCAGGCCGATGCGGCCGTGGGCGGGCAGCACGACCTTGACCAGCGGGGTGGCCAGCGCGACACGGATGTCCCGCTCCCACATCCAGACATGGCCGGCCGGATGCGGGCCCTCCCCGTGATGGACCACCAGCATCTCGTGGCCCGTGCCCGTCCACGAGAGGAGGTACTCGTAGAGGCTCTCCATCGCCAGCACCTGCCGCTGGTCCATGCCGGACGGATCCCGCATGGCGTGGAGCAGATCCGAGATGACCAGCAGGCACTGCTGCTCGGAGAGCGTCCACGGGCAGATCGTCTGGTACTTGGACCAGATCTCCAAGGCCTTCGCCTTCATGCCCTTTCCTTTCTGGCCTTCGCGGCCTTGAGCACCTTGGCCCAGTAGGCCTTGGTGCCCTGCTTGGAGTGGCCCTTTGGACCACCGTTGTGGATTCTGGCCAGGTCCTCCCAGGTGGCGCCCTTGGGGGCGTACCTGGTCAGGTAGGCCTTGACGACCTCCCGGGCATACGCCCGGTTGGTCACGGCAGAGTAGCCTTGAGCCTTCAGGTCAGGCCTGCGCTCGACAGCGTCGAGCCAGTAGACACGCCAGATCTGAAAAGCCCCTAGCGCCTTGCCTCCGTCTCCGACGGCTTGGTCAGGGTTCGACTCTCCTCCGGACTCCACGGCCTGGAGCGCGTCCAGGAACGTGTCCCAGTCGAGGTCGACCCCTCCTACATCGCGGACATCCTGTCCACGGAGTTCGCCCTTGGCGAATGCCTCGGGCTGGCTGGCCGCCACGAGGGCGGCCACGATGAGAATGAGAACGGTCTTCATTGAAGTTCCTTCCTCACCCTTCTCTCCTCCGTGCCGGGCTACGCCGCCCGGCAGGTCATCCTGGGAATGCTACGGGCATCCCCGTCTTATTGTCACACGGGCACGCCCCGTGTTTAGCACCTGACGTCGTCCTCCGGGGGAGGCTTGGACACCGAGGCCTGCTGCTTGGCCTCGCGGCTCTTGCGAATCCGATCCGCCGTCGCCTGCTCCTCCTCGGGGGTCATGCCGACGGTGACGAACTTCCGGGCCAGGCCCAGGCTCATCCCCGAGCTGTCGGCGATCTCCCTGGCCTCCCGCTCGGTCCGCTCCTTCTGCAGCAGGGCCTTGACCCGGACCTCAAGCTCGTCCAGGCGGGCGTCTATGGCCTCAATCAGCGCCTGCCTGAGGCGATCCTCGGCCTCGTCGCAGGCCTTGTCGAACTCGTAGCCGCTGTAGCCCCAGCAGTATCCACCGTTCTTGATGTGCTTGCGCAAGGCCTCATCCCGCTCCTGCTCGCGCTTCAGCGACTCTCGCAGCGCCTTGATCAGGTCCTTCATGGCTTGGCCTGCCCTTCTTCTGCCGCCCTCAGGGCCAGCATGCGGGAGCTGGCGAACGCGAGCGCCTCGGCGAGATCGCGGTGCTGCTTCAAGTCCGCGATGTCGGACAAGGCCTCCACACCGGTGTCTACGCCGGGATGCAGGAACGCGACCGACGTTTTCGTCCTGCTCGCCGTGCTGGTCACGTACACGTCCACGAGGGAGGACGTGTGCACGATCCTGATGTCCCCTTCCTGGGTCTCTATTGTGGTGAACATGTGCATTCCTCTCAGTTGTCGTCCCGGCGGGATCCAGGCTACGCCGCCCGTATCCCGCCGCGGTACTCGTCATGCATCCCGGTCGGGCTGCCTGTCCTTGTCCTGGCCGCCCACGTACCGCAGGAACCCCTCTCGGAGCTCCTGCTCCCCCATGATCACGTCCATGGTGGCGTCGAAGTCCGACAGGACCTCCGCGAGGTCGCGGCCGACGACCACGTTCCGGAAGTCGTGGTACGCCTGGCCCACCACCTGACCTTCCTTGGAGTAGAAGAACGACACTCCGGTGATCCGGCTGTTCAGGTGGTTCAGGAACTTGAGGGCCTTGGGGTCCTCCGCGTTCCCCGGCAGCCCGCGCCACATGGCCGAGACGACGATGCGGTCGAGCCCCTTCGGCACCATCTGGACGTCGAGGATGATCACGGGCTTGAACCTGGGCTCGGCATCGGCCGTCCGGTCGAGGACGAGCATGCCATCCTGCTCCGAGAGCCACGTGGTCTCCCAGTCGCTGGAGATCCCCTGCAGGGCCTTCACCAGGAGCCTGCCCCCCTGGGCGTCGTCGGTTCCCGAGTACACGAAGTCCGCGGACTCCGGCGGGGGCGCGGCCCCGGCCATAAGCGTGCATGCCGCCACGGTCACGATCTTGATGCTGTTCCTCACAAGCATGCTTGCCTCCATTGCTAAAAACTGCGTGCGGAGGCCCGGGCACGGTGCCCGGGCCTCCCTCCTGTCGAAGCCCTGGCCGCACCGCGAGGCACGGCCAGGGCCAAGGGGAAAAGATGAAAGCCCCGACCGCCTTGGAGGGCGGCCAGGGCCTGGAGGGGGATAGAAAGGCCCACGGCCCCCACCGGGACCGCAGGCCAGGGATGTATGGGTCATGCCTTGACGTCGATCACGGGATCCTTGAGCCGCTGCTCGTTGATCCACTCGATCAGCTTCCTGGCCAGGATGTCGAATTCGCCGAGCTCGATGTCCTCGAACTCCGGGGTACTCAAGGCCGGCCAGTGGCCATAGGTGCGGACTGCCCGCCGGAAGGCCACGGCCTTCACCCCTGCGGCCACGTCGTGGGCCAGATCCCGCAACGTGTCCTTGCGGTAGGTCTCGGCCTGGGTGGGAGAGTCGCAGCACCTGTCGCCCCTGTCCATGTTCTCGAGATCCACCTTGATCTCCAAGGCCGCGCCCTGCAGCCCCTTCTTCCAGGCGCCCGGCCAGATCTCCATGGCCGCAGAGGGCTCGGCCGGGGGCGGCCAGGTCATCTCGGGCCTGCGCTGCTCCAGAGGCAGCGCCTCCTCCTGGGCCAGGAGGGTCAGGACCCAGCTGGCTGCCCGGCGGGCCTCCTGCTCGTCCTCTAGGTAGACGGCCAGGGCCTGGTTGGCCTGGGCCGGGGTGCGTCGAGTCGACCTGGGGGCCATTGGTTGACGTTCTCTCATCGTTTCCTTCCTTTTCTCCTGGGTTGCGCCAGGTGTTGAGTGGACCGGGTGGGATTCGAACCCACGCCTTATCGATTCAGGTTTGTGTGACTTTAGTCACTCCCTGGACCATCTCATCGCCTTGGCCTTGAAGGGCTTTAGGCGTCGGACGCTGACTCCGGTAATTAAGAGGACTTCACCTCTCCGGTGGTCTCTGCACCTTCCGCAGGTGTACCTGCGGCTTGGCTCAGGATTGCCTTGTGGAGGCGGTAGTGCCGCATCCATTTCCTTACGGCGTTGTCGCTCACGCCGTATTTTCTACCTATGGCAAGAAGGGAGTTTTCAGCAAGATCCTGTGTTAGATCATGTTTGCTGGGCCTTCTTGATCGGGAGGAGATGGCTTGTTTTCGGCACTGCTCTGAACATGTGGCCTTTTGGGCTCCCTGCAGGGTGGCTTCGCAGCCTTCACAATATTCAGCCTTTTTCCATTTAGGTTTCCCTGAATTCATCCGATTCGCACCCTCAGCTTTCGCTGAGGGGGCACCGCACGACAGCCAATGCTCGATCCTGGAATGCTGACCTCTGGTAAGCACCAGCAGGTTAGACAGGCGGTTGTTTGCCTTGTCCCCATCCAGATGATGGGTGACTTCGTCCTCCGTCAAAGGCCTCTCAAGTGACTGTTCCACCACCAGGATATGCTCGTACACATACCCCTTCCAGTTACTCGAGGTCATTGCAGAAGGATGATCTGGACGGTACAACACCCTGTAGCCATTCAAGATTCGAGCTGACTTGTCGCCCATGCTGTGTTCTCCTAAGGGCTGCATTATAGCAGCCTCTCATTTGAACCTAGGTCATGGGTGCAGATGAGTCGACGGCTCTGGACCGCTGAGCTACCAGTCCGAAAAAAGAGGCCAGGCGGGTTTGACCCCGCCTGGCCCTTGCATGTATCAATTACGCTAGCTCCCCTGGACCCGGACATGCAGCCGGCCAGGATCACTCTACGCGACATGCCACGCGCTTTCCATGGCATGAAGGGGGTCGAGGGGAGAATCCAGCCTTACCCCCTCTCTGTAGGCCCACCCCGAGGGGGCCTGAGCTGCGCCATGGTAGCTGGGCGTACCATGCGCTGAGGCTGCTCAGCCTGCGCTTGCTCCGCAATGAAGGACGGCCGGCGCTTTGCCAACCCTGCCGTCCGCTGGCGCCGGTTTGCACCTGGAGAGTCCCAGGTGCGCTCCCCGGCCGGGGAGCCCGGCATCCAGCCGCGAGAAGAGCAGGGCGGCCCGGGTGGAGCCGCCCTGCCCGATTGCAGGACTCCCAGGCGACATTCGCCTGGGTGCCATATTAGCTCGCCTGGTCATTTGCCAGGCTGGTTTCACGCGGTCGCCGCCCTGCCAGCGCCGCAACCGGAGTCCCTGGGGTGCAGGGGCTCGCGGGTTATCCGTGCGTCCGAATGATCGGAGCTAGTAATACTACCCCGAATGACGTCCTTGTTTAGCCGTCAGGAAAGGTCGTCCAGGATGTCGTCGGGGTCGTCCTGGACGGGCGGCAGGGGCTCCGGCCTGCGGCTGCGGCGCCCGGAGTGCTGGCCCTTGGGCCTTTCCATGGCCGAGGACCAGGCGCGCTGCGCCCGCTCGTACTCGTCCGGCCCGATGTAGGCCGAACTGACGATGTCCACGTAGGAGAATCCCGCTTCCTTCCGGCGCCTGCCCATGGTCCCTGCCTCCGAGCTTCGGTTGAAGGCTCTGATGAACCTTGATTACTTCATTGTAACCGGGTATCCGTCCTTGTTTAGCCGCGCTTCGAGCGGCCCTTGCGGCGCCTCGAGGCCTTGCGGACGGAGTGCTTGACGCCGTCCACCGCGGCGAACGACTTTCGAATGGCAGCCAGGTCCATGGTCTCGATGTACGGCTCCCCGTCGATGACCACTCCGCAGGCCACGATGGGCTTCTTGAGGTACGCCGAGCCGTACTGCATGAACAGATGGTTGCGGTCCACGCCGCAGCCGACGTTCATGCCCCAGACCTTGGCCGTGGGACCTGCCTGGTAGGCGATGCCGCAGGCGCTGTGGTAGTGCCCGATGACCGTGGGCTGCATGCGCATCTTGGCGGCGTTGAACGCGGGGTGCTGCCCTCCGCAGCCCTCGCCGTGGTAGTAGTAGACGCCGTCGATCTCGACGTAGTCCTTCCACTTCCAGCTGTCCGTGCCGTACAGCTCGTTGAAGCCCTTGAGGTACAGCGATGGGATGCCGGCCTTGGCGTTCAGGCGCATGACCCGGCGGTCGTGGTTGCCGATGGTGATCTCCAGGTCGGGGAAGGCCTGGTGCAGGGCCTGCACCTGGGCGCAGGCGTTGCGGTACTCGTCGACTGCGCCCATGCTGTCGGGGTGCTTCTCGTGGAAGCTGATGCAGTGGTGGTCGACCACGTCCCCGATGTGCACGTTGCGGTCGGTGCGGTACTTGGACTGGACCCGGGCCAGCTGCCTGATGTAGTGCCTGTGCATGGCCGGCGCGTGGGTATCCCCTAGCACTAGTACTCTGGACAAGTTGCCTCCTGCGCAAAGCGCAGGTGAAGCCTAGTGCCTTGCCGCGGGATGTCAAGCCCGAAAGCGCGACAGCTAAGAAAAGGGGCGGGCTCGTCGCATTTCACGACGATCCAGGTCCGTGAGCCCCGACGAGGGGCCGGATGTGGCGCAAGGAGGATACGCCCTGCACCCGCCCCTGCCCCTAGGGGATCGTGCCGCGGCGCCCCCCGGGCCAGGCGGAAACGTTCCGCCTGGCCCGGGGTGTCACGAAAGGATGCTACTGCACCTCGAGGATGCCGATCCGGGACGCCCCGGACTCACCCTCGAGTACTGCGCTGTCCCACACGTCCAGGGCCTTGGAGGCCTGGGCCGGCACCTGGGTGCCGACGATGTGGGGGTTGGACAGCCGCCCACGGGCGGCCGCCAGCAGGCCGGCGACGTCGCCGGCCTGCAGCTCCAGGGACTGGCCGGTGCGGTTGCCGGCCGGGTCGGTCAGATGGAGGACGCCCTTCATGAGACCTCCTCCTCTTCCATGGCCAGGTCGTGCTGGCCTGCGGACGTCTTCGCGGGGGCCTTCGCCCCCCGAGGCTCCCCCGCGGAGGACTTCTCCTCCTGAGGGATGTAGAGGCGCCCTTCGGAATCCCGGCGCATAGCCTGGACCACCTGAAACACGTTGTTCAGCCTCTGGCGCTGAGCATCTCGGTCGGCCAGCTCGCCGAGCCGACGGTCCTGGGCGTCGGCCGCGGCCTGCCGCTGGGCCGGCGTGTTGAGCTGCTCCTTGCGGCCGGCCGGGGTCAGGCACGCGGCGATGAGCCACACGCCTCCCAGCACCGCCGCGACCGTCATGGCGACGGCCGTGAGGCTCATGCTCGTGATCGAGCTGTTGAAGCTCGATGCGACGGCCTGAGCCCCGGCGGACTCAGCGACGAGGACCGCTGTCTCGGCGGCCTCGGTGGCGCCCCAGGTGCTGGGCGACCACCAGGACTCCTCGATCTTCGGCATCTCGACCTTGGGCATCGCCGGCTTCGTGTCGGCGAACATCGCGAGCGCGATCCACATCGGGATCGCGACGGCTGCGGCCATCGGGATGACCACCAGAAGCGCCCATCCGAGCCCTGACTTTCCGCTGTCCTTGAAGTTTGCCATTTGTCTTTTTCTTCCTTTCTTGAAGGCACCCGGGTCCGGCAACGCGCCTTTCCCGGGTGCTATTGACGTGGCATGTAATACTCACACGCAAACGCCCGTTGTTTAGCCCTCCCCCTGAGGGCTAAAAGAAACCCCCGGCGCCACATGGCGCCGGGGGATCTCGGTGGGGGAACTCAGCTCAGCTGTTCCACCACCACTTGATCCGGGCGATGATGCCCGGATTCGACATGCTCTCAATCTCGCGCTCGTCCTCCAGACGAGCGCGGATGACCTCCTCGGTCATCTGGATATCGCCGCTGATCGCGGCGAGCACCTGCGCCTCGGCGTATGCCGGGACGTGCAACTGATCCTGGCCGAGGGTGTTCTTGATGAACACCTCTCCTCGGACCTCGGCCGCCTGCAGGCGTCCAGCCTGCAGGTGATCCGGGGAGGACACAGCCTTCGCCGTGTCCTGGACGATGACCGTGCCCGCCAGGGCACGGTCGGTGATCACTTCGCCCCGGTAGACCGGGACAAGGTGATTAAGGGTCTGCCCCGCGGTCGGGGCAGTCTCGAGGGACTTGAGGAGGTCGATGACCTCATTCGCCTTCGACTCAGCCGCGGCCTTCTTGGCCGCCGCCACCGCCGCGGCCTTCTTGGCCTTGGCGGTCTCCGCGGCCGTAGCCGCGGGAGTGGCGGCCGGAGCCGCCGGGGTGGTGGCGGCCGGAGCCGCCGCGGGAGTGGCGGCCGGAGCCGCCGGGGTCGTCGCCGTCGCGGCGCTCCCCATGGCCAGGAAGGCGAGCGCGGCGACGACGGTACGGATGAGAGTCTTCATTGTGTTCCTTTCGTGAACAGGGTGCCCCCGAGGTCTAGGCAGCCGGCACCCCGGCTGCCAGGAATAGACCTGCAGGCAACGTGCCAACAGGTATTCCCGACCTATGTATGGATACCACGGAAAGGCACCCTGTTTAGGGTGGAACCGGTGCGGACCCACATAGAATAATAACACAAAAAGGGCCCTTATTTAGCCCCCTCCGGGACCCCCTCCAAGGGCTAAAAAAGAGGGTTGGCGCCTGCAGCGCCTGCCTATCCCTCTTAGCCATCATCCGGCCAGGCTCACCCATTTGGTTACCCGGTGGTATTCCGGGCCCGGCTCATGGTGCCGGGGCTGTCATTGTAAGTCCCTGTTTGTTGGATCCCAGTTGGGCCTCTGGGCAGGAGCAACTGGTAATTGCTCCTATGTATGGATAACGCAAAACAGGCCCCTATTTAGCCTCCTCCGGGCTGGTCCGGTTCCTGTGCAGGGGCAGGGGCCAGGGGCACGGAGGCACGTCCTTGCGGACCAGGAACTCCCGGCGGATGGTCCTCCAGTTCAGGCTCCCGGAGTGCTGGTCGCCTTTCGCGGTCCGGACCCTGGAGTACCTGCGGTCCTTGGGCCTGGGGCAGCAGGCGTGGTAGGCGCCCAGATCGAAGTCCTGCGGCAGCTCCACGGCCACGAGCAGCCCTGCCATGGGGATGGACCTGGACGACAAGAAGATTCCGGTCGGCATCGGCAGCGGAGCCTGGCGGTCCGAGGCCTTGAAGCACAGATCGTAGCCGAGCAGGTTAGGCGTCCAGTGCATGGGCAGGCACCGCTTCATGACCGCGTGGACGGTGTTCTTCTTCCGGGCGATGATCTCCTCCTCGCGCTTGAGCCCGCGGCGCCGCCTTCGCCCGGAAGACGTCACCCAGGGCTGCCATTTCTGCAAGGCCCCCGTCCACTGCCCCAGGTCCGCCCACACGGTGTCCCCGTCGTAGTGCAGCAGCGGGTAACCGTGCAGCATCAGCACGGAGCCCCTGTCGCCCACCTCCACGTACATGTTCAGGTTGCGGCTGTCGGCGTAGTCGACCGGGCGCATCCAGCAGAAGCCGCGGCCCAGGTTCGTGATCTTCTCGTCTAGATCGGTCACTCCGATCCTCCTTGAGGTTGGTTCATGCTACAGCAAGGCCCGGGGTTTTACCCCCGGGCCTTGCCGAGAAAGGGAAGAGTCCTTGTCGCGGTCACTGCGGAGGCGGCACCGGCTGCCTCAGCTGGTCGCGGCCCTGGCCTTCGGCCTGGGCTGTGGCCTGGTCGAGCATGCTCTTGACGACGGCGTGCATGTTCGGATCCTGGCTCTTGATCTGGTCGAGTATCTGCCTGCGCTGCGGGCTGCCCAGCGGCGCCGTGGCCATGATCTCCTGGACCCGGGCGCTGGCGTCCGCGAAGAAGCTGTCGATGTCCCTGGACGGTCCCGCCGCGGTGGGGCCCGCGACGCCGTTCTGAGGCATGGACTGGGGCGCCGCGGCCGGAGGAGCCCCAGGGCCGCCCATCATGAGGTTCGGCCCGCCGGGCACGCCCTCGCCCGCCATGGCCTGGCCGGGGGCGGCTATGAAGGCTCCCGGAGGAGCGCCGAGCACCTGCTCGTTCTCCTGGGCCTTCTGCATGCGGTCCATGTAGGCCTTCTCCGCCTTCATCTTGAACTCCTGCTCGGCCTGGCGCTTCTTGTAGGTGTCCTTCCAGTCCAGGTTGAACAGGTTGAGGACGTCCTGCTCCGCGGCCACGCCCTGCATCATCATCTGGAGCATGATCATGCGGCGCTCCATGTCGTCGGCGTGCGTCGGGCGGACCAGCCGGGCCTCGCAAGGCAGCCAGCTGAGGATGGCCGAGACGCGGTCGACGATCCAGGAGAGGACGTCCTGGATGCCGTGCAGGAAGATGGACTCGCCGGCCTCGAACAGGCGGGCGGCGAAGGGCGCCGTCTGGGCGCTGAGGTTCTTGCGGTAGAGCTCCACCGGAATGCCGAGGCCGTTCAGGAAGTCCGCCTGGGCGTTCTGGAGCAGCTCGGGGGTGACGAAGTTCTTGCCCTCGCCGCCGAGCAGCTGGTAGTTGACCGGGGTGGGCAGCCACTGCCAGCCGGTGGGGTCCTTGCGGGCGCGCTCGATCGAGCGGGTCACCTGCA